GTTTGATATTAGAGCAAACATAAAGTCAGCAGTTGCAGGAAGACCAAATGATTCTGAAGTATCTTCAAGTCCTACGTCACTTGATAGATAACCAGTTCTAGTTGTTTGTGTAGCAGATACAATAGGAACATTATATTGTACTGCAAGACCTCTTAATTCTTCAGCGATAGATTTGACCATAGTGTAGGAGTTAATATTGCCACCTTTAAATCTACTACTAGTACATATATTCAAATAATCAATGAATATTAAATCAGGTTTAAATGCTTTCTTTAGGGCAAGTTCATCTAACAAAGATTTAAAATGACCTGCATGAGCAGACGCCGTAGGATATTCTTTGATAATTAATTGACCATTGGTTTTGTTTTGCATTTTAGATGTTTTATTATCGTATATTTCTTTTGGCATTTCATAAAGATCATCAATAGTTACATCTAATAAGTTAGCGTCAATTCTTTCTGCGATACGTTCTTCAGCCATCTCTAAAGTTATATACAATACATTTTTACCTTGCGATATAACACTACTTGCAACATGACACATAAACAAAGATTTACCAACACCTGTACCTGCAAGAGCAATGTTTAAAGTTTTAGGTGGCAGACCACCTTTAGTTATTCTATTGAAGTACGAAAGATCAAACTTTAATCTTGCTTCAGTTCTATGGTAATATTCAAATCGGTCCTCTGCCTGATTTAGATAATCATGTCCTATATGTCTATCAAAAGAAACGCCAAGCGCTTCTGATAAGATACTAGGTATTGCTTCTGGTGTATGTTTCTTATCTTTGCCATCTATGATTTTGATACCTTGTAATACTGCATTATACACAGCACGATCTTTACAAAACTTTTCTGTTGTATCTAACAACCATTGTTGTTCAACTTCTTCGTGTTGTAAACTATTTAATAATGATTTTGTATTTTTAAATTCTTCTTCGGTAAGAGTCTTGTCGTTTGACAATTCAATTTCAATTGCTTCTTTTGTAGGAAGATTATTATACTTTACAACGAAACCATTTATGATATTGAATAGAGCAACCTCATCTCTATTTCTAAAGAAGTCAGGTTTAATAAATGGTAATGTTTTTCTTGTAAAGTCTTCGTTAAAGACTAGGTTGGATAAAAGTGTCTTCTCAAACATAATGTAGATAACTCCCTATAATATACTTTGGTTGATTGATTGGTTTCTGTCCTGCATGTCTAAATGTCCACAATGGTGGGAATACGAGCACCTTACCTGCCTCTGGTTTAACTGATATATCGTAATCAGGAAATGTTGTTTCGCCGCCATCATTGTTATTTAAATACATAAAAAAAACTAAAAATCTTCTAGCACTATTATAGTTAGTCACATCTACATGTGTTTGGAATTCATCTTCATTGTTAGGTTCATACTTCTTAAATCTTATCTGTTCAAAGCCAAACTTTTCTGGCCATTGTTTTAATGAGTCTATATTAACATCTTTTACATATTTGTCAACAACCTGTCTTAATTTAGGAAAGATTATATCTGAATATTCTTTCCAGTCTGAAAACATGTTAAGATTAATTTCTGTAAATGACATGTGACCTTTTAAATTAGTTTTAGATTGTTGATGTTGCGAATCTTCAAACTTATCAATAAGGTGTTGACATTGATCTTTACCTAATACATTTTTGTATGTACATATATAATCACTTTTGAAACTTAATTTGACCATTCTCTAATTGTTTTTCTACTACCTCTATTAATATATCGCCTATGTAATTTCTAAAATCAATACTTGCTGTATCAACATCATTAGGATTCTTCTTAATATCATAATCAAACTTTAAAGGCAATTCACCTTGAGCATTTTCTTCCGAGGCAAACTTTACATGACCATATGTGTATATGATGTCTTTGTAAGGGCCTTCTACAATCTTTATACAGCTGTAATCGTCAACATCACGCTGAGCAAAGACGTATCTATTCTGTGCCATAGAGGAATTCTTTTCTGGCTGCTTCGTCAATTTGAGCGAGAACATCTTTAGTAAAGAATTTATCAGGTTCATTATTGATAGTTTTAGCATATTGTTTTGATCCATCAGGTAGTTCTATTCTTGTTGATACTGATTTAAATATATTGTGTTTGATAGCAAGTTCTAATAACCCATAGTACTTATCAAGGCCATCTTTGTATGTTAATCTTACATCAATCAAAGCATTCTCTTTTGTTAACCTTGACTTGTAATTTTTACAATGAATAATATTACCAATGATTTCTTTGCCATCTTTCTCTTTACGTTTAGATAGATATACGATATTACTTGCAGCGTATTTAAGGCCAGAGCCACCACCCATCTCCTTTTGAGGAAACATTGAACCAATAACATCATATGTATGATTGGTCATAATCATAGGTACTTTTGCTTTGCCAAGTTTTAAAGTCAATACTCTAAATGCAGCTTTTACAATCTGCGATCTAGTCATATCTCTAGTTTCTTTACCTTCGGCAGTATCTTCCATCTCTTTTGTAGTAGATAACATTCCTAAACTATCTAATACAAACATTAAAGGTTTTCTAGTCTTCTCGTCTTGTTCTATGTATTTGTCAATCACTTTGATTGATTGATGTCTAAACTCTTGTACTGTGGCAACTGGTACAATAACCATTCTGCTACTGTCTATACCACGACTTTCAACTAATTCTTTTGTTAACGCACTTTCTGATTCAAAGTAAATCACACCTGCGTCTTTGTTTTTTTCTAAAAATGCTTTTACGATTCCTAATGCAAAGAAAGTTTTACCTGTTGCAGCTTCACCTGCAATTGCTGTAATTTTATTTGATGGCATACCACCATAGATTGATCCTGATAGTAAAGCATTGAAGGCAAGGGAACCTGTATCAATAAACGAATCAACGTCACCTGCTTCTACACCCTCACTTACTAGTGTGGCGTATTCATTACCAGTTTCTTTTATTATGTCTTTTAAAAAATCACTCATATTATATTCTCCTTAATTGTATGTATTATATCAGTATTTGTAGTTATTGTCAAGCGTCTTCAATCCTATATTTCTCATCTTTAGGTACCCAGCCTACAACTGGCGTTTCTAAATCGTCATGTCTTATATCGTTCCATATCTTGTCGTACATAGAGTCTGTATTAACGTAACCAAATTGAGCATAGACGGTATCATTTACTTTTGATAATCGTTCTTTTAATAGTTCTCTATTATACTCTAATAATCTTTGATAGTCCCAATATTCTTTGAGGTCTATGTATGATTGTTTTGAGATTGCCATACTCATATTTATTTAAAATAGTGTTGCTCTTCTACTATGTCTAAAATAATCTAATTTTTCTTTTGAAAAACACCACACATTCTCAATGTAAATACGATTCATAAATTCTGCTTTTTCTTCTTCACTTTCAAATAGTTTATCTGATTTAGGTCTTTGCATAATCCTCATACCTATCTGACCTACAAAGTTATCTTTTAAACTGTCAACAAGTTCATCACTACTATAATATCTTTTGTTTTTTATATTAGGATCCATGATGTTTACAAACATATGCTTTGATCTTTCAAAACTCTTTTGAGCAACAGGCAGATAAAAGTCATCACGCCATTTAGAGTATTCATCAAACTTATGCCATGATTGGTTTTCTTCTTTTTCACCACCCTCGTTATATCTTTCTGTAGAGAAGTATGGTGGACTTGTAAATGCACAATCTATATTATCAATTTTATCCCATGGCAAATCTTCAGCGCCACAGTTATAGATAGTTACCTTTTTAGGTTTGGATAAGAAACTATTATATGTTTCTACTTGTTTTAAATATTGTTTATATGTATTAGGGTTAGGATCACAACCGATATATTCTTCAGCGTCACTAGAAAAGAAACCTGCAAGTCTATCGCCCCAACCACATGATGTATCTAATACTCTTTTAGCATTTGTCATCTGATAGATTGTCTTTGCTACATTAGGTTTAAATTGTGTTGCGATATACGTACCTAATCTAAACGCTGACATGTAACTCTTATCATTGAGAACACCACCTCTTAATTCTGTTTTACCATCTACTTCTACAGGTTTCATACCATTGATACCACGCCATATAGGACCTAGACAACGCCATATATCTTTTGCTGTACCATTCTCCCATACATCTTTAGGTGCTTTAAAACCAAAACTACCACAATTCAATCTTAAATGTTGATGAAAGTAATTACTTAAATCATTAAATATAGATGGTGCGTCTATGATACCTAGACCATGGTCTTTAAAATTATATTTGTAATCGTCATATTTTTCTTTTACATTCTTCTCTACTTGTTCTATAGGTTTTACATATTCCCATACATCTTGTTTCTGTAAAGATTTAAATGCTTGACGCATTACCTCATATGAAATCTCCTTTAGAGGAAACGTTGGTCTGTTTGTTGCAATATATTCTGCAAGGTCCTCTCTAAATTTTTCTTTACCTATATCGTTAGTAACGGTTTCAAACTGCTGTTGATCCATTACAGGTAATTTGTTTTCATCTGCAAATTTATTTAGGTAGTTCATCATTCCACTTTCTTAATAACCATATTACAAAACCAAACGCTAGTATAACATAAAATATTGCTAATGTCAATTCTACCACTTGTTTACCTCATTTCCGTATTGATCCCAACCATCTCTTTGTTGTCTAGCAAACATCTCTATATAGGGTCCTTCTAATAAGTTCTCTATATGATTGTACATTATATCTGGTTTACGACTATGTTCTCTACGTTTTTCTACAACTAATTGTGGCACACTCTTTGATAGTCTTTTAGGTTTACCTTTTGTTGCAAGTAAACACATCTCTGGATTACCTCTAGTCCAGTAACCTAAACCTGTAAAGAAACCTTCAGATTTTTTATTTGTCTTTGCCCATGTAAAGGCTACAGTTTTGTACTTGAAACCCCAAGCATTAATTACTTCAAATGCTTTATCTAATAAAGGGTCAATAACCCACATTAATAATACTGAATCATCATTTGCTATTTTGTTTACAGGTAAATCTTTTATGTCTTGTAAAGTCATAACGCTATAATGTTTTTCAGGACTTCTATCTTTACCTTTGTTAGAAAAGGTCTTAAATGTCCATGGTGGATCAGCGTATATTACATTATATTTTTTAGTAGTATCCATATAGTTAATATTATAATAAAAAACATTTTAGTATCTATTTGAGTCATTGCA